CTTGAGCAGTATATGCTGCGTTACCAACTTTCTCATTATGCTTAACAAAAGCATCTTGGACCTGATACCAATGTGTTTGTCTTTGTGTTTCAGTATACGTTTCCATTAAAGTAGAAAATTTAGGTTCTAAATTATCTAAGAGTGGATCTATTCTTGCCTGTATAATTTGATTAAACTCACTAGGATTAGATTTACTTTCAATCGCTTTTGCTCTTTCATCTAAAATAATTCCTCGGATAGAGGACTCAACTTCCAGTTTATATTTATTATAAATCTCCTTATCATATGCGTTTTGCATTGATTCAGTTGGCTCAAACCAAGTAGGTTGACCGACACCAGCATCAGGTATCTTATCAGGGACCAGTTGTTTTTCAATTTCGCCTGTAATGGGATGCTTATAATCTTTCTCTACTTCAGTAAACTTAGCGTTTTCTGCCGCATCCTCTCCCATCTTCTTACCGAGGTCTTTTAATTCTTTTAATCCAAAGTCTGCAAAATGGCTGACTAAATTATTAAAGTGATTTGCCGCTTGTATTTGACTTCTAGCCGCAACACTAAAACCTGCACCTTGATTAACTCCAATCTGGTCTACATATTTTATTTCTGATTGTTCTTTTTTTAATTTAGCCATTATTCTCTAAACCAACTAGTTATCATAAAACCAACTAGGTTTTGTTTCCCTTACTACTCTATAACCACCCATTAAACTTCTTCCAACAGTTGAAATGATTCCAGCTTTACCACCTGCTCTTACACCTTGACTTGCTATTCCAGCTTGCTGTACTCCGTATAAAGCCGCTAGTCTTCTTTCAGTTCCCATTAATTTAATTTTTTCTAAATCACTTTTAACTACTGCTTTACCTGCTTTAAAGAATGCACGATAAGATGCAGAATCCGCAGTCGTTCCTGTAATTGAAAGTAATGCTCTATTCTCATCGATTTGAGAAAGATATTTTTTCTTTCTATCATTCTCATCCATTAAAGTTTTTAATGCTTCTGAATCTGCTTGATCCTTATATTGTTTTTGTTGAAGTTCATGCTGCATGACCTGATAAGCCATAGCTTGTTTTTGAGCATTGACACTCGCCATTGTTCCATAAGCGGTTAGAGCAATTTGTGCGATTGCCAGATACATCAAATGAACAGGGTCCATTAGTAATATACCTCCGTTGTTAAGCCCAGTAATCTCATAGGTAATGGTGCTGATTGAGTAATTTCTAAATTGGGTTCTAAATTATATCCTAAAAAATACACTTCTTTCTTTCCTGTAAAACTTGTTAATCCGCCTGATGTATTCAAAGTTACATCTGTAAGAATTACATCATTCGTATTAACTTTCATATTATACGTTGAAGATAGTTCTACAACAGCTTTGGCAATTTTCCTAGGATACCCTGTTAATTGTCCGTTCTGAATTGTAGCATCAATGGGTAAAGTATCTAGTGTAATATCATAATTCAAACCAATATCGGCTGATGAAGTAGCTGTAGTAATACTAACTACACCATTAGCATCAACTGTTCCTGATCCATAATAATAGACTGCACTTCCCTCGGCTGATCCTGAAGTAAGATAAACTGTTTTTAATCTCATATCAGGTAAACTATTTAATCCTGAAAAGACTTTTGAAGTTACAAATTGTAATGCAACACCATCGGATTGTGAGGTACTAGCATTAAGAACAATAGTATATTCTCCGCTATTACCTGTCGCAGTAGCACTTTGAATTGTATAGACCGTACCTGCTCCTGCAAACTGGAATGTTTCTCCTTGGCTTGGAGCATTCGTAAAACCATCTCCAATAAATGTAGTGGTAGAACTGAATGTTCCGTTTACTAAAGGCGTTCCGTGAGGTTGATAGGTTGCAGAAATCGTCTTAGTAACTGTCATATCTGTTGGCAGATCAAAAGCGGTAGATGCAAATTGTTCGAGGTAATAAACATCTGAGCTATTGATTGTTCTCTTGACACTTATGTAAATATTACTGGTCGTACAAGTAACAGATTCTATAGTTCCATCTGTGGACCATAACATCCATCCTGCAATTTTTTCTGCTCTTTGTGAAGTAAAAATTCCCATTGTTCCATCATCATTTACAAGAAAATAAAATTGTTCTGTACGACTTGGCATTGATGTAATCTTTGCTGAGTCTTGTGGACTGGAAATTAAATGATTGGATAATAAGCTAATAGAGTTAGAAGTAAATTCTTCTGCTGTTGCACCATAAAAATATTCTCTTACAGTCTTACCATTATTTTGAATATAGATAGTTGCACCATCAAATATTCTAGGCATCGCTTTTAACTGACTTCCTAAAGTCGATTGTCTAATAATTTGAATATCAGTTGGTGTAATAGGTTTTCCTATTTGTGGTTTTAAATAAAACTCAGATGTACTTGAAAAAATCTGTAATAGTTTTGCTGATACTAAATGTCTTATTTCGTTTATTTGATCTGAGGCAATTTGTATTTGTATTGAATCTGCATCTGCCGCTTCGCCTACATCAAAATTATAAAAGTCTGTAATCTTACTTCCTTGTATACCATCAGGTAATGCAGTTACTCCACCAAAATATAATCTTTGTTCGTGGAATGTAGCAGTTTTTGGATAACCATTAACTGAAGAAAATACTTGTTCATCCCAATTTCTAGTAGGAGGGTGTCCTACAATAACAACTCTTACTCCACCACCATCTACTGATTCAAGAGCAGTATCACTTCCACCTGCGGTAAATTCCCAATGATCGTCATCTAAAACTGTAATACTAAAAGTTCCATTAATATTTGCAGTTGCTAAACCATTACCATCCTCATCAAAAATATCATTAGCTCCTGAGATAGTAACTGATGCACCTGTAGAAAATCCGTGTCCTACTTGTGTAACTTTAACAACTCCTGAACCTTGTTGAGTAGCAAAAGGATCAGCATCCAATTCTATTTCAACATCATCATTTAAAGTTGCAGTTACTACAGTTGAAGAAGTATATCCTGTAATTGTTAATTCTGCTCCGTGGTATCGGATAACCATACCTACATAACCTGAAATCCAATAAGCACTAGAGGTAGTACAAGTAACACCTGTCGTACCTTTAGTAGTAGAATCAATATCTAAAGTAATACTATCGTCAGCAAATTTAAAATAAGGTTGATAAGTCTTTTCTCCATTGACGCTAGTTTCAAATCCAAATGCAGTTCTTGTAAAAGAAGTTGATCCTATTCTTGTAATGACTTGTGGTACTATATTTTCGTGAACCACAATCATTGTATCTCCTTGTTGTGTGAAATTTAATTCATAGAGTTCTGATGTAAGCCAAGGACAAGAAGTAAAAGTTGCCGCCAATACTCCTGCTGTTGTATAAATTTTTAATGTTTGATTCTGAAAAGCAAATACATATTCTTGAGTAGAATTAAAGATAAAGCTTTCCAAACGAGTTGGTCCTCCTAGGTCTGCTCTAAAAAGAGTTCCTCCTCTTCTTTCAACTCCACCTTGGTTTAAGGGAATGACGTTTCTAGCTTTTTTTAAACCTTGTCCGTAAGCCGCAACATCGACACGAGATATGATAGTAGGATCAAGTTCCCCTCGTAGAAAACTTGCTTGATGTACTCTTTGTCTAGCCATAGCATTTCATTAAGGAGATTTGGCATCGATCTTATTAAATGAAGTTACATTCCTAACATTTCTAAATCGATCCACATCTACTCTTCTAGTTGTTTGTGCCTGTGCATCAATAGCTTTGGCAATCGCCTGCTGTGCTATTGCTCGTTTGTGATACAGTTCTGATAGTTGATCGTTTCTTGCGATAGCTCCTGCAAACAAAGACGCTAGCTCGAAAACTAGCGTCTGTTTGAAGTATGGAGGAAAATCACTTTCGCTTGGTTGGAAAGTGTAATCAGCAACTACTGTATCAGTTGATGTTGTGTTTGTAAAGATTTCATCTCCGTAACGGTCATATTTAATTACAGCATCTCCTACAGTTACGGTGTGCATAATAAATGCGTCTGCTGGTAATGAATAAGCTGATTTATATCTGGCTGTTGGATCGGATGTTTTCTTACTTAATGCGGCTTGTTTACTTGCAAATCTCCATCTACATCTTGTTAAGAGATTTTCTAGTGTTGATTCGTATAATTGATTGGCTACTTTAGATTCTGTGGTATTTTCAGTAAAGCTTGAAATAGTATTAGCACCTACTAAAACTAATGCTTTACTACAAATATCATATTTACTATCAGCCATTTCATTTATTTATCTTAAGTGTAGGCGGAATGCAAGCACCCCGCCTATACGTCTTATGTTACTATGCTGTACCGTTGATCGTTGCTACAGAAGTTCCAGAATTCGTGGATACTACCACGAGGTCTGCACTTCTAGTTCCGCCAGTTGAACCTACACAAAGTATTATATCGTTTACTTTAAGTTCGCTAGTCGCAGCTAGAAAGTAGTCTGTACCAATTATAGTACTGATTGCGTCAGTTGAAGAATAGTGCCAAATTCCAACGGACCCACCAGCTACTTTTTTTAAGTCTGCTATTGCAAATGCCATTTTAATTTTCTCCTATTCTGTTATT